GTGGCAATGGGTTTTCTAACCTATTCAAATATGCATACAACACGCCATATGCAAGGGCGATATAACCGGTTCGTTAAACCGGGCAGATATTGGTTACATGATTGCATTACGCAGCGCACGCTTACCCGCTATAACCATCACTGCGCTTATACGCTTATGGTTATGGTGTCTACACACATCCCCTAATCCAGTCGCAATATTCCTTTGAATGCGTCTCTTTTGGCTAGCAGGGGAGGGAGCGCACACACAAGGCTGCAATAGCAAGAATAGCCGGATACCCGTTTCATTCTGCGAGAATGTGCGCTTAATCTGTGACGTGCATTCAATCCGCGTTATTACAACGTGAGATTGTCTCTCTACAGAGCCTATTAACGGGGCTTACTATATTGCCATGCTGATTTTTAAACCACTCTACACTGAGACCCTTGCAGGTTGTTTCAAGCTCTTATTGCAGCACGGCGCCGTAGGGCGACCGAATTTTACTATGCACGTCAATTGTTAATGATCTACAGCGCCGTGACTTTGGAGGTATCGCGCTATATCACAATGCATTGCATCGGACACGAATACCTTTACTGTCCCTACAACCTACGATCAGGTTGTTTCGCTTAGGTTAGAGTATAACCCAGATTTTAGAACTATTTTTTAGGGGTTTTCCCTTATCGGGTTAACCGCTATCGTTTCGTTCTGGCCTCTATTCTAACATGGTTTTAAGCCCTGTTAGAACTTATTTTAGGTAAGGTTATCAGACTTACCCGGTGTGCCCCAGTTACCCGGTGCATGCTGTGAATTATATAGGTGTAAAGGCGGTTAAACCGACATATATTGTAACAGTTTGCAACAGGGTGTGACTGATTAATAAGGCGTGCGCCCATGCACGCGAGTAGCATATGTGGATAACTATGTCAAGTGTAGGGTTATGTGTATACCAGATGAGTACACATAAGGAGCATATGTATACAAGGATTGTCTACTGTGTATACCAGATGAGTATGCATAAAGGGCATATGTGTACAAGGATTGTGTACTGTGTATACATAAACTTCTAGTGTGTACAAGAGTGACTGTGTACTGTATACAGTTGGGGTTGGGTTTGTGTACGGGTTTTGGTTTGTATACAGAGTGACGTATGCCAAAAGTGTGCGCCAAAAGTGTATACAGGCCTCTACCTCCCCGGAAAAATTTTCAAAATTCCCACCACAAATTAACCACTAACAAACTAAAACTTATCCCGTACAATGACAAAATGACTGACAAATACCCTGACCACTGGCGTAAAGCTAACCCAAAGAGGCCTAATGCACTGCAAAGTCGCATCACGGAGCAGCAAAAAGCAGACCTTTATAGCCGTGAGATCTCCACCAGGGAACTTGCCAAGGTGCTAAACGTCCATGAAAAACACTTGAGCTATGTGTTTCCCGGAAAAGAACCCATCACAAATAAGCGACTCTTGATAGAAGCCCGCAAGGAATTCAAAATCAGTGTAGCCAAGGAAATCCTACAAGGGACCTTGACTATACAAGGTGCAGCAAATAAGTGTTACGTAAGTTACCACACAATGCTCAGGTACTTACAAAAAGCAAAAAATAGATTTCCAGAGTTGGTAACAACTTATGAGAAAGTCATAACAGAACAACGTAAACTGAACCTATCCTATGCCCGTAAAGCCAAAAATGTTTGAGTCTTTTGACGACGCAGCGCCGAAAGAGCCGAAAATTCCTACGCCGTCAAGGATAACAGCTACTACGCTAGCAGAGTTAGACCTTGATAAAGAGCTTCTCACGCAGTACAAGAACGCCTTGATACTAAGGGAAGACACAGAGCATGATGAAGAAATCCCCCTAAGCCAAAAAGCACAGCTACTGAATACTATTAACAGTATTCTAACAAGCATCACCAAGAGTCAAACAGAACTGTACGATGCAGAGCGTTTAAAGCTCTATGAAGGGACGCTTGTAACTGTTCTAAAGAAGTTCCCAGACGTTAGTGAAGCGTTTTTCAAGGCTTATGAAGAGGCACTGAAAAATGCTTGACCACATACAGCGACTAAAAGATGGCGTAAGTAATACCTACACACTAGGAAACCTTGCGGATTGGATCGTAAAACACACAAAACTTGAAGGAAAGCCCTTTAGTTTTGATGGTCACGAGTACCAGAGAGATATTATCGGTGATCTAGAAAAGAACCTAATTGTCGTAAAGGCTGCGCAGACAGGTTTATCAGAAATTTTCGCTAGATGGGCACTTGCCTGCGTATCCACCCAAGAGAACTTCACCTTGATGTGGACGTTCCCTACCAGCACAGATGCGGAGAACTTCACAAGAACCCGTATTGACCCAATCGTTGCGGATAGTGCTGAAATCCGCAGAATGATGAGCAAGAATATTAACACTGTTGCGCTAAAGCAATTTGGCGCTAACAGTTTTGCCTATGTAAGAGGGACCATATCAGACACAGGAGGCTTGTCAGTACCCGCAGACTTGCTAATTCACGATGAATATGACAAGTCAGACATGGGTAATATTGCAACTTACCTAAGCCGGTTGCAACATAAACCTACCAAGATGCGAAGGGTTTTCTCCACCCCAACACTGGAAAAGTACGGCGTATCCCTACTTGCAGAGACGGCTAAACGGTACCGTCAGATGTGGAAGTGCGATAAATGCAACCACTTGTGGCTACCCAGCTACGAAGATGACGTAAAAATCCCTGGGTGGGATAGACCTAAGAAAGAGATCACAAAGCTAGCGCTCAAAGACCTTGATTGGACTAACTCTAAGTTACTGTGCCCATCTTGCGGTAGAGAACCTAGAACAGACCTGCAATACAGGAACTGGGTCCTTGAGAATCCAGGAGATAATTATGACGAAAAGGCTTTATTCGTTAGTCCTTTTTGCGCACCAAGTACCATTACACCAGCTTATCTGGTACGTGCAAGTGCTAGCTTTGCTAAATGGTCAGAGTTTTGTAATCAGTCTCTGGGCCTGACAGCAGAGGACGGGGAGGAAGCACTGCTTGATTCTGATATAAGGCGGGCGCTGATAGACGGAAACTTTAGCGATTCAACCGTACATTTCCTTGGCGCAGATATGGGTCTAACGTGTCACGTAGTGATTGGTAGACTAGCCTCAGATGGTAAGATTATAGTAGTCCACAGAGAGAGGATTTACTATACCCAGTTCATAGAACGTCGCCAAGAGTTGTGTAAGCAGTTCCGCGTGACAGTATCGGTGCATGATATGTTTCCTTATACAGACCTTGTTAACCGTATAACTACTTATGACCCGAATGCTTATGGGGCTATATACGTAGATAGGAAAGCAGGCGAAACATATACAATTACCAAGGCAGAAGCGAATCCAGAAGAAGGGAAGCTTAATGTAACCAGAGTAAGTATCAATAGAGATATTTCATTTGATGCACTTATGGCAGAATTTAAGGCATTAAACATAGTGATTAAGAAGCAGAAAGATGACGAGGAGTTCGTAGCACACTTGAGAGATATGAAGCGTGTACGAGTCTTGACTAAAGACGGTTTTAAATACAAGTGGGAAAAGACACAGGGGGAGGATCATTACCATCACGCTCTGCACTATTTCTACATAGCGGCAAAACTCGCAGGGACTGCAAGTGGGTGGGTAGACATGGGAACACTGCCAATGTTGAGTATCATCAAGCCTAGACGCTATCAGTAGAGCGAGTTTACCTTAGAGACTACCCCCAGGAAAGTTAGAATCCGGCCAAGGGCCGGATTTCTGCGCTCAGAGGCACACGATATGAACCTATTTACCAAAGTCAAAAGCATGTGGCAAGCCAGCACACTGCCACCTATGCCGCTACCAAAAGCTCCCAAGGGCGCACAGGCGGTGCCAGGGGATCGCACGGACGTAGTTCCCAAAACTTCGGCAGTAGCCCGCACGGACAGGCAGCTTGCCAACACGAACCGCTTGACGGCGAGGGACCAAGGTTCCACCGCCAAAGTCACCCGTGAACTTGTTAAGTCCAGTCCAGACCTGAGTGCTTCGGTAAGTTTTCTACTACGTACTGGTATCCCTGAGAGATACACAACCGTCGCACGGGATATGGATGGAAAAATTAACGTTCCGGCAACGCAGTTGGCACAAGAATTGCTTCGCCGCATGACGTACATGGGTAACGCCGACGGTTCTTTTGGCGCACAGATGGGCTTACAAAGTCTGTCAGAAGCGTTGGGACTTGAGCTTATCATGGACGGAGCAGCCTGCTTAGAGGTAGCACTTGATAAAGCACGCGTGCCTGCCAGTATGAACCCAGTCTCTGTGATAACACTACGGCAGTATGAGGAAGAAAATTCTTTCCGTCTGGTACAACTTATCGGAGGCGAAGAGATAGACCTTGACCTGCCCACTATCATTTACACTACAGTTGACAAGTTTCAGTCTGATGCCTACCCAAGCGGTTACATTGAATCTGCTATTCAACCCGTACTGGCTGATATTGAGTTTAACAATGATATTCGGAGGGCGTTAAAACGGGCAGTTTTGCCTCGCACGGTTGCTACTATTGACTTTGAAAAAGTCAAGAAGATGATGCCGCCGGATGTGCTGCAAGATCCTGCTAAGTGTGCAGCTTACTATACAGCCCTGCTGGAAGAGATACAGAGGACTATTAATGAGTCAGCCCCCGAAGATACTTATGTAACTTACGATACGGTTTCATACAACTATATCGCGGGGGGTGGTGACCCATCTACAATCATTGAAAAGATCCAAGGTGTGCTTAATGGAAAGCTAGCATCTGGAGCGAAGACCTTGCCGGTGATCCTTGGTCATGGTTCCACCAGCATGGCTTCGTCTACAGAGTCCTTGCTGTACCTGAAACAGGCTAACATGCTGCGGGTTAAGTTGAATGAGATATACAGTAGAGCTTTGACAGTAGCTGTACGCCTACTAGGGCAAGACTGCTACGTAGAGTTCAACTACGCGCCACTTGACCTGCGACCAGAAGCAGAACTTGAGTCTTTCCGGGCTATCAAGCAATCCCGCTACCTGGAATTACTAAGCCTTGGCTTTTTGCCTGATGAAGAAGTCTGTATTGAGTTGACTGGTAACTTACCGCCAGCAGGATTTAAACCGTTGTCGGGGACAATGTTTAAATCGGCAAAGGCTGAGACAGGTGGAACACCTCTGTCCAATACCAGTGCAATTCCATCGGACCAACCAAAAGGTGTGAAGTCCCAGAACAATAAAGCTCCAACCTAGGTAGAATGTGCTATGCCCCATAAATTATCCCTCTGGCTGGGTAGCCAAGCCTCTTATGAAACTAGCGTAGAAGCTACTTCTAAAGTAGAGGCACGTATTAATAGTGGTGATGAATACTCAGATTTGCCGTCACTACTGGAAATTCAGGGTAATGTCGGAGTTATCAACGTTTCAGGTTCGCTGATTCCTGGCAATGCGGGCTGGGGCCTGCATTACGGTCAATGTGGCTACGGCGACATTCGTGATGCACTGACTGCAGCGCTGCTGAATGCCGAAGTAACATCCATTCTGCTGAATGTCGCGTCAGGCGGCGGAGCGGTAGCAGGGTGCCTGGAGACTGCACAACTTGTTCAACGGGTAGACAAGGTTAAGCCTGTAGTGACTTATGCAGGTGCTACGATGGCTAGTGCAGCCTTGTGGATTGGGGTGTCAGCTCGTAAGGTGTTCGGCGCACAGACCGCAGAGATCGGTAGCCTTGGCATTATCATGGTCCATGCCGATAAGACGGCTATGCTGGAACAAGCTGGTATCAAGGTTACTGTAATTCGAGCAGGCACAGATAAGGCACTTGCTTCTCCATATGAAGCACTATCTGACAAAGCCAAAGCAGGTTTGCAAGCCCGAGCAGACTCCATGTACACCATATTCCTTGATTATGTAGCTGAGTGCCGTGGTGTGCCTTCTACAACTGCTGATAAGAATTTTGGCCAAGGTGTGGACTTCTTGGGCGCAGAAGCACAAAAGGCAGGGTTGATAGATCAGGTCGGCACCTTTGAAGATGCCTACTCTGCTGCGGCAAAACTTGGAGCCAGGAAAGCCAAGACAGCTAACGCAACTACTGGGTTGTATGGAGCTTCCAACAACAAGTCAGTTCAAGCACATGTAGGTGGTGAGCTTACTGCCCTGGCAGATAATCATGCCAATTCTCAAGGAACACACATGCCCAAACCCCTCTCCCAAGAACAGATCGAGGCAATAGCTGCTGGCATTGAACTGCCAGAAGCTGTTGCAGAGCGTAGTCAGGAAGAAATTGATGCAGAAGCTGCCGCTGCCGCTGCCGCTGCCGCTGCCGCTGCCGCCGCCGCTGCCGCCGTGCCTACCCAAGCACCTACCACAGATGCCTTGACGGTCCTGCAAGGAATGCTTGCTACTGCCCAGTCTGATGTGATGGCAGCTCGTATGGAAGCCAGTGCTGCTAAGGCTGAGTCTGAAAAACTCAAACCTCAAGTAGACGGCCTTCTGCAAATTGCCCGTGCTTCTGTGAAGACGATGGGTCTGCACTTCGGCATGTCTGCAGAATCTGCAGCAGCCCTTGCTCCTCAGGATGTTCTGGCAGAACATGCACGATTGAGTGCTCTGTTTCAATCCAAGTTCAAGGTGGGCGGTGTGGCTGCCACCACCACGGAGTCCACTAAAGCGAAAGCCGAAGTGAATCCTATGTTCCTCGCAGCCGTCGCATCCACCCAAAAAGCCAAATAAGGAGTAATCTATATGGCCGCTAGTCATTTTATCGTACCAACCACGCCAATTGGCAAGGTTATCGCCGCCCGTCTGGGTCAAGGTTCTGCTGACAAGTATTCTGATCTGGACGTTGGTAAGGCTGTAAAGCTGACCGCTGAAAGTCGTTACGAACTGGCCGTAGCCGGTGATGCACTTGAAGGTTTCATTACCCAAGTTGAGTCCGCCACCTCTAATGGCTTTACTGTTGGAGGTGTTGCTACCGGCCAGGGTAACGGCTACGTGTTTGCTACTGCGGATGGCCTGCAAGCCACCCCAGGTACTGGCGTAATTGCTATTGGTGATCTGGTGGTCGCTGGTACGATTACCGCCAAGGGTACGGCTCTGGCTGCTTATCCAAAGGTATGCAAGGCGACTTCGCAAACTCTGGTGCGACACTCGTGGCGCGTGGTGAGTCTTGGTACTGCAGGTACTGGCGCTGTCGGCACTCGTCTGTGCCTGGAAAAGCTGTAATCAATAACCAAATTCAGGAGTTTAACAAATGGCTTTCTTCCTTGACCGTGACGGCAACCCCCAACACGTAGAAATCTCTGCTGACATTCACAAGGCCTCTTTTGATGCCGGTATGTCTGTCCCTACCTACATCAACCGTCAGTACATGAACGCTGACACTTCTAAGGGTTCGGCTTTCAAACAGCTGTGCGCTTCCGAAGGCCTGATCTTGCCGGGTGCCAATGACTTTGGTATTCGTGCTGCTACCGTGAATGACATTCTGGATGGCAGGGCTGGTATGCAAGCTGCTGGCCTGAATAACGCATCTGATCGCGGTTCGCCGTTTGGTTCGGCTGCTCGTTCGCTGTACCCAGTGGCTATCGTGGATATGGTGGAAGACATTTTGGCTAAGGACCGTGATACGGACACCGTGGTGTTCGATCAAATGGTTGGCCAAGAAATGTCCATCCCCAACGAAAACTTCATCCAGCCTGTCCTTTCGTACCAGACTGTCGGTGGCCCAGAGCAAGCTCGCGCACAGCGTGTGACAGAATTTGCAGAGCCCGGCACCATGCTGCGCATCTCTACTGCTGAACGCATTCGCTCTTTGCCTGCTTTCGGGATGAGCATTGAGTTCAGCGACAAAGCCCGCGCAGCCCTGACCATCGATGTGGTGGCCCTGAGCATTGCCCGCTACATGCAAGTGGAAAAGGACGCACGTGTCTACAACTACCTGAGCGCACTGTTCTCGGGCGACAACGACCTCGTAGTTGGCGCTATTGCTGCCGTGACCAGCACGTCCTTGGACGCTGCTGCTACCGGTGGTGTACTGACCCACAAGGCCTGGGTGAAGTTTTTGGCTACCCAGCGCAAGTTCCGCAACATCGACTACATCGTCTGCGACATTGACACGTACCTCAAGATCGAGGGCCGTACGGGCCGCCCTGGTACCGTGGCCTACGATCCACGCTTGGCTGTGATTGACCCACAAGCTGTTGCCGCAAACATGACGAACGTAGGTTTCGGCAACAACGTGAAGTTCTTCATCGTTGACTCCGCAGCCGAAGGTGGTCCAGTACCGGCTAACACGATCTGGGCACTTGATTCCCGCAAGGCGATTACACGTGTCACCAACGTTGGCGCCACCTATTCGGCTAGTGAGGCGTTTGCCTTGCGTCGTAGCACGGCTATGCGTTTTGACTACTCGGAAGCAGTGTACAGAACTTTTGGTGATACTGACACCAGGGCGTTCAGTGTTTTGACAATCTCGTAAGAAGTTTACTAGATAGAAAAGGCCTCCAATTGGAGGCCTTTTTCATGTTAGGCAGAACTGGACCCCCTTTACAGGTTTTCCAGAATTTGAGGAATTAAGTACGGAAGTTGTGGACAGGCCATAAAAACGGGCTGCTGAGGCTTTGTTCTTGAAGTACAGGCCACACAGTGAACCAGGCGCAAAGCTCAGAACCTCTTTAGAGAGTTTGTCACTCAAAATCCTTCCGACTTTCTCTCTAAATTCAGAAGAACTGTTCAGCTTTTGCATCGTGGCTCTGCTGTTAGTTCTCAGTTTTTCCATGTAGTCAGAGTCTAGCACTCTACCAGCTAACCGAAGCCTGTGGGCCTCCATAAACTCAGGCTTCGCAAATTGAGTTTTTAATTTTTCTCTCCAAACAGGTAGCATAGCTTCTCGGTAGCTGGGCTCGTTCAAGGTTTTCAGCATAGCTAGAGACCTCTTAATCCTGGTCTCTTCTGAGGCTAGCCTGCCTAAGTTAGTCCTACCCCTTCTAGCCGCGCCTGCTGGGTCAAGATTTAACCACCTTAGTTGGGCTAGTCTTTCAGCCCTCCAAACAGGGTCAGCCCAGGCTCGTTTGACCCCTTCGGATACTGCCAGCCTAAAAGCAGGGTCAAGGTGCCTAGCTTTAATTTTCTGTCTAAAAGCCTGCCGAGAGGCTTCACTCCAGTCTTTGAATCTAGGAGGTGTTTCAGCTTTCATCGCTACATTCAGCAACTTACCTGCATATTTGTCCAGGTAGAGCTGCTCTATCTTATATTGGTCGCTTAAACTACAGTTAGCTATAATAATAAATCTAAACGCTTTAGGCCCGTAGCTATTCCAAGAAGCCTGGAATTTAGGGTTTATGTGTGAGTTTGCCAAAAGCTTACGGTAGTGCTGTTTCTTTCTGTTGTTGGGATTGTTAGTGCTGCCTATGTAGGCTTTACCAGCCGCAGTATTAACTATGGCATATATACAAGCACCGCCTTCAAATGCCAGTTCCTCAAGGTCAGTCAGCACGGTCCACCTCCTTAACCTTAACACTCTCCATATAGTCCTTCACTAACCTCTGCACAACCTTAGATACAGACAACATGTTGTCTTCTATATGCTTGCGAAAAGCTTCCTCAAGTTCTGCGGGCAGGCGGATGTTCAAAGGCTTGTTCATGGTAGCTCCAGTTGTTGAAGTCGCAATTGTAGCACAACAAGTCCAGTACAAACAATCCCAGCAGAATATCAACATCAGGGTGTCCCGCATCACGGTTCAACCCTTAAATGTAAAATGCAAATTTTGGAGAGCTTTATGCCCAACATTCGCAATTCTTGCCCATTCCCACTTGTTGATCCCACGTCAGGAATCCGCTTCGAGAGTGGTGAGGTCACGGAGTCTGAGCTTACTGAGTGGGTCAAAGGCCAGCCAGTTTTGAGTGTTGAAGGCACAGAAGGCACAGAAGGCACAAAAGACACAGAAGGCACAGAAGGCACAGAAGGCACAGAAGGCACAGAAGGCACAGAAGGCACAGAAGGCACAAAAGAAGAAGTAGTAGCTCCACCACCAACAAAATCTACTAAGTAACAGGACCTAGATATGCCCACATTAGACTTCCTTCGCCAAAACTTTGATAACGACGAACGCTATCTGGGTGATTACTCTACCGCAGAAATTACCGCTATTAACACAGCCATTGCCAC